CATAGGCAACGAGATTGAAGTACCCTTTACCGGGTGGAGTGCAGGTCGCTGGGGTTTTGGTACGTGGGGCTTTGGCGGGGTAACGCTAGCCCCGATGCGGATATGGAGTCAGTCTAACTTCGGTGAGGACTTGTTCTTTACGTACCGTGGCAGCGCTCCGTTTTACTGGGATGCTTCGACTGGAGTTACTACGAGAGCGGTGTACGTATCGTCACTGGGCGGAGCGTCCAATGTGCCGGTGATCGCCAACATTGCGTTTGTATCTGACATCTTCCGGTTTGCGTTCTGTTTCGGAGCCAACGAGCTGGGCGCCGCCCCGCTGGACCCCATGTTGATCCGCTGGTCTGACCAAGAGGACGTAGCTAACTGGACACCGACGGCACTTAATCAAGCCGGTAGCCTACGTCTGTCCCAAGGCACCGAGATAGTTGCTGTACGCCAAGCGCGTCAAGAAGTGTTGGTGTGGACTGACTCGGCCGTGTACGGTCTGCAGTATCTAGGTGCTCCGGAAGTGTGGGGTGCGCAGCTGCTTGGTTCTAACATAACCGTGGTCAGCCCGAACGGTACCATCTACGCAAACAACGTTGCGTACTGGATGGGCATAGACAAGTTTTACTACTACGACGGTACGGTTAAGACGCTCCCCTGCACACTGCGTAGCTACGTGTTCAACGACATTAACAAAAATCAGTTCAATCAGGTGATATGCGGTACCAACGAGCAGTTTGATGAGGTGTGGTGGTTCTACCCTTCTGCCGGCTCCACGCAGAACAACCGGTATGTGGTGTACAACTACGTTGAGAACATCTGGTTCTACGGCAACCTGAGTCGTTCAGCGTGGATAGATGCTGACCTCAGAGACAACCCGATTGCGGCTACTTACAGTAACAACCTAGTTTCCCAAGAGTTTGGCGTTGACTGCAACGAGCTGGGTACCGCAAATCCGATTATAGCGACGATTACTTCGGGCGAGTTTGATATCGACGAGGGCGACCGGTTTATGATGATTAACCGCATTCTGCCGGACATGACCTTTGTGGGGTCTACCGCGGACGCGCCGTCGGCTACGATGACAATACTGCCTCTGCAGAACTCTGGCTCAGGCTACTACAACCCCCTGTCCGTTGGTGGTAACAGCACCACTACAATAACGCGGATCACCACAGTGCCGATTGAAGAGTTTACTGGGCAGGTGTTCGTGCGCATACGTGGCCGGCAGATAGCGGTAAAGATTGAGTCTACTGGCCTTGGAGTGACGTGGAAACTAGGTAAACCCAGACTAGATATCCGCCCTGACGGCAGACGTTAATATGTCTAACACAAACAAGATAAAGAAAGTTCAGCCGCCTGCCCTGCCCGTAGCTCCGCAGCAGAACCCGATACGCGTGTACTTGGATGACCTTAACAACATCCTGCGTTTGTTCTTTAATCAGATAGCTAACACGTTGAACCTGCTCACCGGCGACAACGGCGGCGTGTTTATAAGTAGCCCGAACGGGTTGTTCTTTGATACCGGAGATCAGGCAATTGCTGTAATTAACACCGCGCAGCCGGTGCGCTTTAACCAGACGTACCTTAACGCTGGGGTGAGTATAAACGGCGTTACTACCTCCGAGATCACGGTGGCTAACTCAGGTATCTACAACTTCCAGTTTACTGGGCAGCTACGCAGCACGTCGGGCAGTAGCAAGGTTGTTTTTGTGTGGCTCAGGCGAAACGGCACTAACGTTGGGTATTCGACGCGGGAGTACAGCATATCGGGTTCCGGTAAGGAGCTTGAGATTAACTGGAGCTTTAACATTGATTTGCAGGCAAAGCAGTATATTCAGATAATGATCGCCGCAGACAGCACTGCGTTGCAGCTCGATACGGTTGCACCAACATCTCCGCACCCGGGGATAGCCTCAGCTGTCGTAGCCGTGAGCTTTGTTTCCGCGCTACCTGCCATTCTACCCGTGCTTCCTTGAGGTGAGTTATGAGAATTGATGAAGATGGGAAAATTCACTTTGACGCTGGCGGGGACGTCGATCCTTATTTTGGTATAGGGTCAACCACAGTCATTGGTCAACGCTTAGGCGGCTACAGCCCCACTGATTTTATTCAAGAGCTTTTAGGCGACATAGGTTCTACAAATGTTAGCCCAGTCGGCGGAGGAGTAGGGCTTTACGACCCTAACTTAACAGAGTTGCTGGGAAGAGCCCCAACGTTTGAGGATGTTATTGGCTACGTAAACGCGACTTACAATCCTGAAACTACGTCGCTCACACAGAGAAAGACCGCTTTTGACGAGCTTATGTCGCGGTATGGGGTTTCGGTACCCGCTGGGGCGCCATCCCCTGAGTCTTTTTTGGCGCCACCCACCCCTGTTTTTATAGGTCAACCCACCATTAACATACCCGGGGACTCTGGCGGGAAGGCACCGATAGACAGAACCACACCCGCTGTCACTACACCTCCGGGGGGGAACCAATACATTACTTCGATGGCACAGGCAGTTACACCCGGTGCAACAGCGCCGACCACAGTCACTGGACCAATTACAGGGGGTAGCCTGTTTGATTTGTTGCCCGCCCCGATACAGGGTGCCGTTACCGGCGCAGGTAATATTATTGGCGGCATAGGTAACGTGATTGGTAGGGGCACAAATGCTCTGTTTGAACTCATTAACGCGCCGCTTCCCTCACTTGTTGTGCTAAACCCAACAAACCAATCCGGCACCATCGTCATTGGAAAGCCCACGGGTAGCGCTACCCCAACAATCGTAGGTAGTATGCCAACCAGTGGCGCTCCCGTAGGCGTGTACACCGGCAATCCGTTTATAGACGGCGTACTGCAAAAAGTATTTTCCCGGAGCTCCCCCGGCCAATCCGACCCCAATCTTAGGGAAATCATTAAAGTTGTAATTCTTGAAGAAATAGGTAAGGCTACCGGGACTAACGCCGGTGCAATTTCGGCAGCGATTCAGGGCGACGTTCAAGGACTTATAGATGCTACGACCAAAGTTGTTCTTGGGGTTAATCAAAACGTTGCGGAACTGGATGAAAGGTACAAAACGCAAGAGGACGTTAATAGAGCCGCTACAGTCAAAAACGACACAATCACTGGCGCCGTAGGCAACGACACAATCACTGGCGCCGTAGGCAACGACACAATCACTGGCGCCGAAGTAAAAACAGAAGCCGATAAAACTAAGACGGTGGTTAACACAGGTACTGTAGCACAAACAGAAGCCGATAAAACTAAGACGGTAATTAACAAAGATACTGTAGCAAAGACGCCGCCGGCCTTGGAAGAAGTTAAAGTAGCAAAAACGCCGGCGGCCTTGGAAGAAGTTAAAGTAGCAAAGCGGGTAAGCCCGGATGGTCCGCCGCTAAGAACGTCTCCTGCGCCCGACCTCGGTAGCTCCGGTAGCCCCGGTAGCCCCGGGAGTCCCGCTACGCCAATACAGCAACCTCAGAGTACACAAGACATGTACTCAGTCAGCACGGAGCAGGCAGGTCTTGCGGACATAGGCACACCGTACGATTTGAACGCGTCGCTGATAGATAACATTATGCGTATATTGGCTGAAAGGGACGCGGGCGCCGAAGAGACCGAGTTGTATGGTGGTGGTAGCGTAAATAGGTATAATGCCACTGATGAACTTATTAAATTGTTGAGGGGGTAACCCGCCATGTCCATTAGAAAAGCTGTAAGCGACTACTTTATGCCCGGTGGTAATTTGGACCTTAGCAAAGTTGCCTCCACCGCGGGCCTTGGCGCTCTTGTATATGGTGCCGTAAAACCGGATAGTAAAGTGGGAGAGTTTATAGGTGCCGGTAGCGGTGCGGAGCGCGTCACGGGCTACACGGGCGGTATCCCTGAGTTTGGCATCAACAGAACCCTTGTACCAAATGCCTTTTCTACCACTATGCCTACGGGAGAGCCGCGTATACCGGGCAGTGCGGGACGACAATACTTTACGAATACAACCTACACCCCAACGGGTGAAACAATGGCCGCTGAAAGAATCAGCCCAGTCAACGTCCCAGTGACTACTAAAACCCCAGAAACCCCAGAAACCCCAGAAACTCAAGAGCAGCGACTAGCCAAAGCGCAGGGCATTATTAATTCGTTACCTAAAGAAGTAGTTCAGTACCTATTTGGTAATTTATTTAGCGGAACGGGGATTAGCTCGGCGGGTGATGACGCGGGTGATGTCGTTGGTGATGACGCGGGTGATGTCGTTGGTGATGACGCTGCGAATAAAGTAACTACTACTACTACAGATTTTAAGATAAACACAGCGGCTCCAGTTAAAAACTACACGGACGCGTCGGTTAAGGAGTTAATAGACTTTAGGGTTCAGCAAGCTGGGGGAGATAGAGTAGCGGCGCACAGGGCAATTGCTAACGATATAGCAGAAAAGGGCATACCGGTGGCGCAAGTGTCCAAAATAACAGGTTTCAAGCCGGAAGAAATTCTTGCGGACTACACAGCTTTTGGTAAGTTTAGTGATACCGACGTTTTGAACTTTATCAAAAGTACGTACGACCAGTACGGTGGAGCGGGGGTGGATGCACACCGCACTATAGCCGCTGCCATGAAAAAGTACGGAGTTAGCCCAGCGCAGGTTGCTAGAGTTACAGGGTATGATCCAAAAATGGTGGAAGCGGATTACAAAGGTTTTGGTTACGCCAGAGGCGGTAACGTTGCAGCACCGCAGTCCCGTGGGTACTACCTAGGCGGTGCTACTGATGGCATGGCAGACCAGATACCTGCTACTATTGACGGTACGCAACAAGCTGCATTATCCGACGGGGAGTTCGTAGTGCCTGCTGACGTGGTTAGTCACTTGGGCAACGGTAACTCTGACGCCGGCGCTAAACAACTGTACTCCATGATGGACCGGGTGCGACAAGCGCGTACTGGGCGTCAGGAGCAAGGGCGTAAGATAGCCCCTAACAAGTTTATACCGGTGTGAGGTTAATATGAGAGCTGAAGAGTCCTCCCTATCCAGTTTTGCAGGGCCCTATGTTACCCAGATGTTGGGTCGAGGCGCAGCGGCATCAAACCTGCCGTACACAGCCTATGAAGGACCTTTAAGCGCCGGCCCATCTGCGTTGCAAACGCAGGCATTTCAGGGGCTGGGGGCGTTGCAAGTTCCTAATGCCTCCACAATGGCGTATAACCCGATGTCGTTTACCGGTGCGGCGTACACTCCACCCACTGCGACTCAAGCAGCTGCTGGGATTCCCGGTGTCACTACACCCGCTTCTGGTAATGTGGTTCAGCAGTACATGACTCCGTATTTGCAGTCGGTCTTAGACCCGCAGTATGCGGCTGCACGCAGACAAAGCGAGATGCAACAGCAAGCACTGCAGAGCCAGTACGGTAAAGCCGGTGCATACGGTGGATCACGTCAGGGTGTAGCTGAAGCTGAGTTGCAGCGTGGGTTGTTGGATCGTATGGCCGATATTACCGGTCGCGGGTACAACGAAGCGTTTACCCAAGCTCAAGGGCAGTTTAATACTGAACAGGCCCGTCAAATGGCGGCGGCGCAGCAAGCCAGCCGGTTAGGTCTTGATGTCTTAGGGGCGCAGCGAGCCGGTGGCGCCGAGCAGCGTGGTATTGAGCAGCAGGGTATAGGTGCGGACTTGGCGCAGTTTGAGTTTGAGCGGGACTACCCACAGCGTCAGTTGCAGTTCATGCAGTCGCTATTACAAGGGCTCCCGTTGGAAACACAGGCGTACAACTACACCAGCACAAGCCCCCTGCAGGATATTGCCGGCGGTGCTAACGACATATACGACATGTTGGGTCGGCTGTTCCCTTCAAACACTAACACGGCTGGGGCTAATCAAAAGGCTAATGCGCAACAGGCGTTAATACTAGAAGCAGCTCGCCAGAAGCAGGAACGGGACAAACTAGCCGGTATAGGGCCGTAATAAAATTAACAGGAGCTACAAATGATGCAACCTCAAGGTCTAGGTGCGCTGATGCCGCAAGGTGCGCAGCAGGCTCCGCAAATGAATAACCCACGGCTTAACGCCGCTGTTGACGTTGTTTCGTCGGATGCAGAGAAGCAGATACTCGACCCGCGCACGTTGGCAATGTTGAAGTACAAAGATGCACTGCAAGCGATGCAAGCTGCTGACCAGATGATGGCCGCGGCGCAGCCTCAGCCTATGCCCCCTACCGTTGCTGAGCGCACTAAACTTGCAGCCGAGCAGGGTATTGCAGGACTTGCCTCACGACTGTCCCCGGGCATCCAACGCCAAGGCGGCAACATGCAGGCCCAACAGATGCAGCAAGCGATGAGTGGCGGGTTACCTCAGCTCTCTGCACCGAACATGGCTGGTATGGCCGGTGGCGGTATTGTTTCGTTCGATCAAGGAGGCGGTGTTGAAGGCGACAACTTTGGGTCTATGGTTTCTGACATGACGCAAAGAGTCGCGGAGCGGCGTGCATTAAGGGATAGAGAAGCGGAAGAAATTGCTTACATACAAGCAGTGAACAGAGCAATTGCCGCAGGAGAAGTACCCCCTGAAAGGCCCGTTAGCTTACAGCCACAAAGCGATCCCGCCGTAGCAGCTTTACCGCTTGAGCTTATGGACGTAGAGCCTAAAGTTAATGTTTTGAGCAATCAAGCTACCGCACAACAAGATACAGAAGAACAGGTAGTATACGACGCTAGCGGTAGACCCACGTTGCAGCGTTACGCGCAACAGCCTGCGCAAAATACATCACCTCAAGCTGTATCACCCGAACAAGTTGCGGCAGCTGAGTCTGCAGCAAGACGAAGAGCGCTTGCCGAACGAATAGAAAATAACCCGTTTGAGGCAGAAGCTCGTAGTTTTAGAAGACAACAAGAGGAAGAAATGGCTGCTTTGGACCCGGATGCAGCGGCGACTAGGCGAGCAGCTAGGCTCAAAGAACTTACTGGGGCTGACGATCTTGTTGCGCAGCGGGCAGAGGCTGAAAGAAGCCGTAGAGAGCTGGCTGAAACTAGGTTCTCCCCAGAAGCGCAGCGCCGTCGTGCCCTACGAGCAGGTTTGGCGGGTTTAGCTGAGCGGGGTTTGGGTGGATTTAGTGCCGGTGCCGGTGCAGAAGATGAGCGCATATACGCAGAGCAAGCGGCTGAAAGCGAACGCTCCGTTGCTGAGATGGATAGGATGATTGCTGAGCTTCGTGCTATGGGGCTTAGTCAGTTTGAGGCGGAAAACACAGCACGCTCCGCTGTTGAGGGGCGAAGGGACACACTGGGCGGTAACATAGCGCAGTTGTTAGAAAGTGAAGCCGGTGCATTTGACGCCGCTACTGGTAGAGGCATAAGCCTAGAAAATATAGACGCCCAGTTGGAAGCTGCTAGGATAAACGCCAGTGACCGAGGACAAGAGTCGCAGTTCACTCAAGTGACCAGCATATTGACTGAAAAAGCCAAGAGAGATAACCCGGAGATTACTGACGCCGAGGCTAAACTAATTGGGTTGCAGGGGTTCTACGCCTATGAACAGTCGATTGCCAGCGGTAGACTTGGGCTTCAGGGAGCTGAAAGCGACTTTAGTAAAATTCAAGCAGTAGAAAATTACATGCTTGAGTATGCAAAAGCTCAGGCGCTTAAAGGTGTTCCAATCAGGGAAAGAGATGCAGATATGGCAGCTGAGAGAAGAAGGATAGAGGCGCTGTACGGTATAAACCAAGGAACGGCTACACCGACCGGGAACTCCAGTACCACGGGTAGATTTGCAGTAGAGCGAATTAACTAATGCCGGAATATCTAGTTACCGACCCAACTACGGGGGTTAAGTTAAAACTTAGTGGTGACTCTCCTCCCACTGAGCAAGAGCTTGAGGCGCTGTTCTCTGAGTACGCCCCCGCTGCCACCGCACCCGTTGCACAAGCTCAACCACAAGAAGTTGAGTCCAATATATTCCGAGAAATAGCAGACGTACCGATAAACTTGCTCAGTGGTATAGCGACGGGCACGCGAATGCTGACGGACATAGCCGGGGCTACTAACCCTGTATCTGAGTCCATACGTGGCGTTGAAGGGTACTTACAAAGCCTTTTATCTGCGCAGGCTAAGGCAGACCAGCAAGAAGTTGCTCGCATTATGTCCGAAGCCGAGGACATGGGTGTAGGTCCGCAGCTACGTGCCGCTGCCAGAGCGTTCATGGTGTCACCGATAGACTTCCTGTCCCAAGGTGCTGGAACTATAGTACCGGGCGTTGTTGCTGGCGTTGCAGCTGGTATACCGGGGCTTATTGGGTATGGCGCAGCTTCAGGCGTGGGTCTGGTGAAGAGCGCGGTATTCGACGCCGTTAACGAAGCTTTGGTTGAGCAAGGTAAGAGTCCGGAAGAAGCTAGGCAGGCTGCTGAAGAAGCGCAGGCTTACACAGGCAACAACTTGGACATGATTGCACTGGGCGGAGTGCTTGGGTACGCCGCTACTAGGTTTGGTGTGCAGCCAGCGCTTATCCAGAAAAAACTTGGGGACAGGTTAATACAGGAAGGCGTTTCCCCGGCCGTAGCTAGAACTGCAGTAACGGAAGCTGCTACGCAAGAAACACTGGAGCGCGGAGTGCTTAGCAACCTAGGCAGAACCGCAGCGTCCGAAGCAGTGCCCGAAGCGGCGCAGGCCGGACAGGAACAGTTTGCTCAGAACTTAGCGTTAAACCGCGAAGGAATGGCTACGCCGTTGATGCGTGGCGTTGTTGGTAGCGCCGCACTTGAAGGTGGTATCGGTGCACTACTCGGTGGTGGTGTGGGTGCGGTTGAAGCGCAGCGTGCGGATACTGAGATTGCTGAGCGCCAAGCTGCTAGAGCTGCCAGAGCTGCTGAAGCGGGGCTTGAAGAAGAACCTGCCGCGGTTACCGAGGAGCAACGCCAAGCAGACGCTGAAGCTGCGTTGGCTGCGTTTCTTGAAGACATACCCCCATCTGCACCGGAAGAAGCTGTTGCGCCCCTAACCATCGACGACACTGCGCCGCCTGCTGCGCGTGAGTGGGCACCGGTGATAGCTGCGGAAGTACAAAACGACTCGCAAGGTGAAATAGACAGAAATACGGTACTCGAAAAGCGGCAAGAGTTGGCTGAAACGTACGGCCAAGAAGCTGGGGCGGCGTACGGCCGCGCAATGATGGACGCTCTAAACGCACAGTTACGAGCGCAGCAAGAAGCCCCCACTGCCCGTGCCACTGAACAGGCTCAGTTTGAAGCCGATGAAGCCGAAGCCGCAAGACTCGCCGGTGAAAGTATTGCTGCACGAGTAGCAGCTGAACAAGCCGCTGCCGCACCGGCCGTAGAGCCCGTCACAGAACAAGTAGCTCCGACACCGGCCGTAGAGCCCGTCACAGAACAAGTAGCTCCGACACCGGCCGTAGAGCCCGTCACAGAACAAGCCGCCATAACCGTTGCGGAAGAAGATGCAATAAACCAAATGGGGCTGCTTGAAGAAACTGAGCTTGAGCAAGTAGCCGCTATGCCCGGCGTAGAATCGCTTACCGTTGCTCTACCCGCAGCACCTACAGGAGCCACCCGTGGGCGCATCCCTTTAAAAAGACCTCCAGAAGTTGTTGAAAAGGTCAAGCAGCTTAGTAGGGCGGGGGACGCCGCACGCCAGCGCAGCAAAAGAGTTTCAAAGTACTTCAAAAAAAGTTTGTATGACCGTGCGCAACAGATACTAAGTAAGAAGGTGTACGCTGGTGTGTTTACAACACCCGAAGCGTTTGACGCGTACGCAGCCAACCCAGAAGCGGCACGCGCACAAGAGGTGGAAGCTAATATAGCTGCAGGGATGTCGCCTGCCAAAGCCGAACGGGCAGCAAATAAAAAGCAAGGCGTGTTTAACGCTGCCAGAGAAGAGTTGGAAAAGCTGAAAGCTAAGCGTAAAGAACTTTTGGTCAAGGCAATGCAGATAGCCAACAATCCAAAACTAAGTGGCAGTGCAGCGTACGCCGCGGCCAGAGAAACGCTAAAAGACCCCAATATTCCTCAAGCTGAGTTTGCCGCCGCTGCACTTGAAGCGCGGATAGATGCGGAGCAGTTTGGTAGGGCGCCGGCTATACCTACACGTGCAGAGCGGGCGAAGCCAGCTACCGTCGAATCGCAAACAGAAACGGACACTGTCACCGACGCTGAGCTTAAAGCCGAGCTTGAATCCGAAATTAATACTGCGGAAGAAAAGCTACTACAAAAAGAAATCAGTGAAAAAATAAACGCTGTTGAAAAAGATAAAACTTTAATTAGTAATACGGTGTTACCGGAAGAGGCGCAGAAAGAAACTACTGGCTCGGGCCTGTTTGGCGCAATATCTAAGCTAAACGACGCCACACCGTTTGAAAAAAGGTTAGCGCTTATTCTAAAGCGCATGACTAACGCGCTTGGTACTAAAGTCGTGGTGTTCACAGACCCCAGCACGGTGCCAGAAAACATACGAAGTATTTTTTTAAAAGGCGACAAAGTTGTTACCGCCGGTCTATATGACCCGAAAAGTGGCACCATTTATCTGCACTCGACCGAAGGCGGCGACACACGCACTGCGTTGCACGAGGGGGTTCACGCTGTAACCGTAGATATGCTGGACAGCTATTTCGTAGACAAAAACTCCGTGCCAGAAGGCTCGCGTGAAGCAATAGCAGCGCTACTGGAACTTATGGTGTCGGCGGGGAACCGGTACGCGCAGCTAAAACTAGCTGGAAGAACCACTCCAGAGTTGGACGCCGCGGCCGAAAGAACAGAAAACTTTACGGATTTGAAAGAATTTTTAAGCTACGGGATAACTACACCCGCACTACAACGCATGTTGCTTGGAATGCCCCCGGTCAGCAGGGGGTTTATAGCGGGGGTTGTTTCCGCGTTTAACGACTTGGCTAAAAACCTTGCGCGTATGATTGGGTTGCCAAGCACTGACTACAGCGCGTTCACGCAGCTTTTGGATTTGACGGGCGTAGTAGCTTGGGAAACTCTTAACGGTACGCCGTACAAAGCCAGTGAAATAGCACAGGCAAAGAATCTGCGTAGGCAGGTCAGTACACTGCAGCAAGCAAAGGCGGTACAGAACCGCATCAACGCCGTGTTGGGCAAGCAGAAGTCGCTGTATCAACTGCTGCGCGATCCCAAAGCTGCCATTGAACAGATGCGCTACTTTGGTAAGTACGTAACGGGAAGAGCGTACCGAGCTATGCTGCAGGCGTTTGACACCAACATGCTGACGGCGCTGGCTAACACTAAAGATTACCAGATAGGCATGGCGGACAGGCTGGCTAAACTGATGCAGGACTTGGTCTCGTACCGAAGTCAGCGGATAGACGCGTCCTCAAGAATTGCAAAAGACTGGGAAGCGTACATAGCTAAAAATCCAGCTAACGCTAAACCGCTTACGGATTTGTTTAACGACAGCACGCTGTTCAATATCGTCGTGTACGACGTGGACAGCAAGACTTTCTTGTCCGTGAAAAACTCAATAGATAATGACGCAGAAGTAAGTGACCTTCGTTTTACCATCAGTTCTATAGACCGCATACCATTGCAAAACAGAACCCGGGAAGAAAAAGCTGCGCTAACCATAGCTAAAAAGGAATTAGCGGATAGGGTCCAAAGCATAACTGAGTTATTTCAACGCGTTGCGGCGTTAAAAGCTACGCCTAACGGGCAAGGTGCACTGGACCTCTACGCACGTGTGCAGGACAAGTACCGGGCAGATGTAAAGGAAGCGGTGACTTTGTTGCTAGACACCATACGAAAAGATGCTGCGATACCCGGCACCGAGGCGGACCCTTCGTCGGACAAAGGCGCTTTGATGGCTAACATAGTCGCGGACTACACCGAGATGCTAAAACTCAAAGTGTACTCGCCCCTGTCGCGCCCCGGCCGGTTTGCCTTAAATGTCACGGACTCTGCCGGTAAGCGTGTGTTTTACAAGTCGTTTGAGACTGATGGTAAGCGCGAAGACTTTATACGCGAGTACGAGCTTCAGTACCCGACTGATCTACTAACCCGAGTGGATCAAGAAGACAGAGCAGGGACAATGCGCGATCTGCTGCTCAACGATAGCACCAGAGTAACAGACTTATTTGCGCGTATAGACAAAGTGAAGTCCGGCGTACCTGACGCTGCGCAAGACCTAAAAGACAGCATATACCAACTGTACCTGCAGACACTGCCATCCGGGGCTGCACGTAAGTCTGTGGTCAACCGCAAAGGCGTGCTTGGTTTTGAAGAGGATGCTCTTCGGTCGTTTGCGATTAACCAATCAACGCTCGTTAATCAGCTGGCAAGGCTTAAGTACGGCAACCAAATACGCAACGAAATAGCTGCGGGTAAAGAGTCGCTAAAGGGTATCCCTGCTACCGATAAAAACATAAGGGAAAAAACAGCAATTATAGATATTTTGGCGGAACGCGCTACCGTAACACTTAGTCCACCGAGCATGGGTTCTATGGAAGAGAAAGCAGATGCCGCTTCTCGGCTGGGCACCAAAGCGTCGTTCCTGTTTATGCTCACTTCTATGCGATCAGCAATCATTCAGCCCACGCAGTTAATTATGTTTGGGTTTGGTGGGCTGCACGCTAAATTCGGTGCGGGCAAGTCGGCGGCTATGGCTGCCAAGTATATGGGTAACTTCCTAACTGCTAGGGCGTTAAGCCGTACGGAGCTCGACGAGGCCGGTAATGTGGTCGATGAGAAGGGCGAAGCGGCGATGCGTAACTCCAAGTACGTGACCGAGAGCCCTATAAAAGACGCGCTTCAAAAAGCGTACGACGTAGCGGACGTGCGCAACTTGTTCATTGACACTAGGGCCTCTGATCTTGCTGGCTCTGCGGATGCACTGGAGTCTGAGCTTCGCCAAGCTGGCGGTGGGACTTCAATAAGCAAGGGGGCACAGGCCGGTCTCAACTTTGTATCCGCTCCAATACACCACGCGGAACGCGTTTCCCGTGAAGTGTTCTTCATGTCTGCCTTTGAGCTGGCCTACGAAAAACAATTAGCACAGGGCAAAAAAGGAGATGCTGCAATTGAAGCAGCGACGGAGCAAGCCATAGAGCTTACCAAAACCCTGATGTTTGACTATAGTGCCCTTAACAAACCTTTGTTTGCGAAGACATGGTACGGTCGTATGGGCTATCAGTTCATGACTTACCGCGTGCAGGCGCTTGCCCACATAGTAACTAACTTCTACAAAGCGTTTGCTGCATCGGGGCTGACCAAGGCAGAGAAGAAAGAAGCCGCGGTTATGTTCTGGGACACCATTGGCATGGGGCTGTTTTTTGGCGGCGTGACTGGCATGTTCGGCTACACCGCTATGGTTGCGTTGATTGACGGGCTGCGTGAGGCTCTACGCCCCGATTTGGACGACGAAGACGCTGACCTGTACTACGACATAGATGACGCTGGCAACCCGCTGGGGCTGCGCAGCATAGACCTGTACTTTAGGAATCACCTGCTGGATAAGTACTTCGGCCCGGGCTCAAGCTTGGCTAACTTTATGGGGCTTACTCCGGAGCAAGCTCAGCAGCTGCAGCGTGGCGTTGAGCTGGGAGTTCCATCTGCACTCACTGACTGGAACGTGCAATCGTCTATGTCTCTGGATGGTTTGATCTACAACAGCTACGGCCGGCAGGACAATAGTTTAGAGGACACGGCAGTCAACTTAGCGTTCGACACTATGTTCGGACCAAGTGCCAGTTTAGCTCGCAATTTCCTCAAGGGTTACGAAACCATGGTTAATGAGGGGGAGATACTCAGGGGGTTCGAGATGATGGCACCTGCGTTCCTACGAGAGCCTCTGGAAGCTATGCGGTTTGCTACTGACGGCAACGTGACACGCGCTGGGGACGTACTTAAGCCAGAGGAGTACTACACCGGGTGGAAGGTAGTGGGGCAGGCTTTGGGCTTTGGCTCTGCGGAAGTAGCTGAAAGCCAAGTATCGACGTTCGCTGCACGTAAGCTAATTGACGAGATAAAAGCCGAAAAAGTAGCGGTGTATGACAGCTTCGAGAAAGCGTTCAAAGAGAGAAATGCTGCTGTTGACGAGTACGGCCCGGAGAGCAGACAAGCCATAGTTGCCGGCAACAAGTTTGACGACGCACTGCAGGAAGTCCGTAGGTACAACTACAAAAACTTCTTTGACGGCATAACCACGGATGATCTGATGTCTTCACTCGGAGAGAGGCTGCGACGGGACGGCATAACGGATGAGGGCTTGTACCTAGGCGACGCCGTAGCTCCGTACTTAAACAGGATAATTATGCCATCCAGAGCCGTCACTAACCCACCGGAAGAAGCGCAGTAATTAGACCCGCCACACCCGGACGCCACGCACGCCGTCTTCTATAACTATTTTGGTTACGACCTTATAGCGAAGACGGCGGATATCGTCCATTATCCTTTTCTTGGCCTTGCGTGCATTAAGGCAGGGTATAAAGAACGACGACCCCACCTTAAAGTTCAGCCAGTTTATTTCATACTTTACTGATTCCACTTGCATCGGTTGTCTCTGCTGGTTTTGCAGCTACTAAGCTATCCACATCAATAAACTCTGAGTTGTTGCAGTCTAACACTAAGCAACGCACGCCAGCTGACGCCACGCTCATGCCTTTAGACAGCCGCTTGTTCATTATTTCTACGAGCAGACCTTTCTCCTTAAGTTCCTTGACCGTCTCAGTGTAGTCCACTTGGTAGTCAACACAGTCCTTGCGGAAGGCAGTGATAGCGATGAACATGCGCTTGGTGTCAGGCTCGTACCGTATCAACAGCTCGCCTCTAGGTTCAACCAGCGGGGCCATCGGCAGGTGTGTGCGCTTGTCCGCGCCTTCTTCCACGACGAGGATGTTGTTTATGTGCCGGTATATATAGTCCCCGACCACTGCGCTTACGTTGTTCACGGGAGCCTTTGTTAATGCCCTCATTTCCTGCAGCTTGTCCGTGACCACTTTATACAACCGCGCCATGTTCCAGCCCACGAGCAGCCCGACACGCTCCGCAATAAGACCACCAGTCAGGTTAGCTGCGGCCATAGCCGACCAGTTGCGCTCGCGTGATGTTAGGTTCAGCTCTCTGTCTATCTTGTCCTGCACCCGCTGCAGCGTCGCTAAAACTTCGTCCATATTGCACAGAATGAACTGAATGTACGGAACAATAGCTAAGCCGTAGTTCTCGTTAAGCTGGTGGTCAAACATCTTTTTGCCGTGCGCGGTGCTTATAACATCAGTACCGGTGTACTCAACTTTAAACTCTAATAATCGCATTATCTCGCCGTCAGCCGTTGTCTTAAGCGCACCCATTTTGTCGTAGAATGATGCGTTTGATGATGT